CGGGTTGTGTGGCAAGTCCCGCAGATGGATGGATAGGGGGCTTCGGCCCCTTTTCCTTTTGTCGGCGATCAACCCTCATGCGGCTACTGCGATAAGTGGCGGGAAGACACCGATGGACGTTTTTGAAAAGTTCTACCTTGACCATCAGGACGCCGACGGCAACCTGACTGACGCGCAGACGGCCCAGATGCTTGCACTGGATCCGTCACAGGGCGATACCGACACCCAGTTGTCGGAAGACGGTGAGCCCGACACCGTTGCCGAACAGCCAGAAGCAAAGAGCCCTCCTGAAACTCTGCCAGTGGAAGCCGCACAACCCGAGCCCGAGCCTGTTGTGTTGGCGAAGGATGGTGTTCACACCATTCCTTTCGAGAAGCTGGAAGAAGCGAGACAACAAGCCCAACATTGGGCGCGCGTAGCGGCCGAGAAAGACGCTGAGATTGCCCGCCTCGCGGCAGCAGTCCAGGCCCCGACTCAGCCGGCAGCCGAGGAAACCCCCGAGCCCACCGGCGAGGACGTGACCTTTGGCGACTACAGCGACGAGGCCATGAAGAAGGGTGTCCAGGCTGTTGCAGCCGCAGAGATAGCGAAAGCTGTCGCGGCCATCAACGCCAAGTTCGAGCCGGCGCTTGCCCCGATCAAGGAGCAGGCACAGAACGCCGCACTGGAAGCCCATTTCAAGGCCCTGACCGATGCCAACCCGGACCACAACGAGATCGTCACCGGTCAACCGTTGCAGGACTGGATTGAGAAGCAGCCCTCATTCGTGCGCGACCAATACAAGGTCGTGTTCGAGCGCGGAACTGCCGACCAGGTGATCGAGCTTGTTTCTACGTTCAAGAGCCAGTCAGGTATTGGACAGACCGCAGCGGCATCCACGGCGGCCGATGTGGCAAGGAAGGCGAAGGAAGCGATTGCAAACGCCAAAGGCGTGCGCCCCACCAGCTTGACGGACATACCGGCAAGTTCGACGGCCCACCACGACGAGGCAGAAGCAGTCCATCAGATGACCAGCAACGGGCTTTTGGCCAAGTTCACTGGCGTGAGCGATCACGACAAGATCATGGCGCAACTGGATCGACTGGTCTAGGCAGTAGCAAAAACACGCATCGCTGTGAAGCGAGGCAGTCCTCAAAAGGAGATCCATCATGGGTCAAACAGTCCTCCCCTACGGTAGCCCGCAGGCGCTGAAGATTCAGTCCGCCGGCTTGTTCGCTGCGCACATGCAGCGCAATTCGACGCTCAACCGCCTCACCGGCAAGCTGCCCCAGCAGGCCGACGCTGAAGCCAACCTGCGCCAGCAGTCCAGTTCGGATCTGCCGATCGTGCGTTGCATGGACCTCACCAAGAGTGCCGGCGACGAGATCACGTTCGACCTCATCAACCCGATGTCGGGCAAGCCCATCATGGGCGAACGCTACGCTGAAGGTTTGGGCCGCGCGATGGCGTTCAGCCAGGACAAGCTGCGCATCAACCAGACCCGCTACCCCATCAGCGGCGGCGGCATGATGACCCAGCAGCGTACCCCCCACCAGCTTCGCAAGCTGGCCCGTGCGCTGGGTGACAGCTACATGAACCGCCTTCAGGATCAGTTGACGCTGACCCACCTGGCCGGCGCGCGTGGCTTCCACAACAACATCGAATGGGCGCTGCCCCTGGCTTCGGATCCTGACTTTGCCGAAATCTGCGTGAACGCCGTGAAGGCGCCCACCAAAAACCGGCACTTCATGTCCACGGGCTCGGGTATCGAAGGCATCAAGGCCGCGGGCAACGAGATCACGATCGCCACGACCGATGTCTTGAACATGGAGGTGGTGGACGGCATCCGCACCTACCTCGATTCCATGCCGCTGCCGCCCCCGCCCGTCATCTTCGACGGCGACAAGATGGCCAGCGATGTGCCCCTGCGCGTGCTGCTGGTTTCCAGCGAGCAGTACACCAGCTTTGTCCAGAGCACGAACTTCCGCACCTTGCAGGCCAACGCCCTCGCGCGTTCCAGCATGGCCGGTGGCCACCCGTTGTTCCAGGGCGATGCGGGCATCTTCAACGGCATCCTGATCGTCAAGATGCCGAAGCCGATCCGCTTCTACGCCGGTGACAGCCTGCGGTGGTGCGCCAGCTACACCAGCGAAACCGAAACCTCCACCGACCTGGTGCCGGCCGCCTTTGCTGCTGCCGGGTACGCGGTGGACCGGGCGCTGCTGCTGGGTGGCCAGGCGCTGGCGGAAGCCTTCGGAAAGAACGGCCACACCGGCAACCCGTTCTTCTGGTCGGAAAAGTTGCTCGACCACGAAGACAAGCTGGAAGTCCTGATCGGGATGATGTCCGGCAAGTCCAAGGTCCGCTTCGAGATCGACTTTGGCGACCAGAAGCAGTTCACCGACAACGGTGTGATTGCGATCGACACGGCTGTGAAGCTGGCCGGTGTCTGATGAAACGGGGCCCGGTTCGCCGGGCTCCATTCATAAACCCATCACTCCCAGGAGAACGAAATGAGCACAGTCACCAAAAAAGCCATCCGCAACGACCCCTTCTTCACCAGCGACGGCTGCGGAAACAAGTCTGTCGCCGTCTACACGCTCGAAGTGAACGCTTCTGGCGTCCTCGTCAACAGCGACCTCGCAACCGCCTTGCAGATTGGC